GAGCGAACGATGCCGTATTCAATGCCGCACGCGATGTGATCTTCGAGATGTTGCAGGCGTCCGACGACAAGACGCGAGTGAAGGCTTCGGCCGGACTGATCGCGCTGGCCGAAGTAATGAATGGCGCCCGGGCGAACGCCATCAAGGAGCGCAAGGTAGCCACCGACGAGCGGCGCATCGCCGTGTTGGAGCGGGACGCTGAAGTGAAGCGCAAGCGCCTGGAGCAGGAGACAGAGAGTGCCGCAAAGAAACTCGCCAAGGGAGAGCTCACGCCGGAAGACATCCGCAGTATCCGCGAGCGCGTCTTCGGCTCCTAAGCTCCCGGCTGTTCTCCAGCTCCGTCCCTATCAGCAGCGCTGGATCGATGATGACTCGCGCTTCAAGTGCGCGGTGAAGTCGGCGCGCATCGGCTTCTCATTTGCCACCGGCCTTGAAGCCATACTCGATTGCCTGGGCCGCAATACCACATGGACGGTGCTGAGCGCGTCGAAGGCGCAGTCAATTGAGTTCGTCGAGACCTGCCAGAAACTGATCCAGGTGATGGGCGCGACCGCCGAGCTCTACAACGAAGACTTCACCGACTCGATCGGATCGATCGAGGCCATCCAGAGCCGCATCAGCTTTCCCCATGGCTCACGCATCATCGCGCTGCCGGCGAACCCGCGCACGGCCCGCGGCTATCCCGGCAATGCGGTGCTCGATGAGTTCGCGCATCACGAAGACTCCTACGCTATCTGGGCTGCGATCGTTCGCCAGGTCGCGCTGGGGCACAAGCTCCGCGTGCTGTCGACTCCCAACGGTGAGCAGGGAAAGTTCTACGACATTGCCCGCGATCTCGGCCTGGAGAACGGCGTGGCGCCCGATCCGAACCCGGTGCGCAAAGGGCCGTGGACCGGCCACTGGGTCGACGTTCATACGGCTGTCCGCGAAGGCTGCCCGATCAACATCGAGGAAACGCGCGCCGGCATCGGCGACGAAGACACCTGGAACCAGGAGTTCCTCTGCGTCTTTCTGAAAGCGGTTGGCGCGTGGCTCACCATGGACCTGATTGCCGCTTGCGAAGATACTGGGGCGACCCTCGAACTGGCGCCAGGCTTCGCACCTCGCGGTCCGCTGTACGCTGGTATCGATGTGGGCCGCGACCACGATGCCACCATGCTTTGGCTCGACGAGCGGATCGGCGACGTGAGCTGGACGCGCGCCTGCCTATGGCTCTACAGCACGAGCTTTCCGGAACAGGCAAAGCGGTTGAACCCCATTGTGAAGATGACGGCGCGCGCCGCGATCGACAAAACCGGCATGGGCGTTGGGCTATACGATCTGCTCAACCTGGAGAATGCCGGACGCGTGATGGGCGTGAGCTTCAGCGGATCGAATGACAATGGGGTGAGGATGAAGACGGACCTGGCCATCCGCATCAAGAAACGTTTTGAACAGGCCAAGTGCCGCATCCCCTACCTGCCGCAGATTCGCACCGAGCTGCAGTCGATCAAGCGTGAGGCCACGGCCAGCGGCGTTACCTTCGATGCGCCGCGCATTGAAGTCGATACAGCCGTCGCCGGCGGCGCCAAGAAAAAGAAGTTCGCACACGCCGACGCATTCTGGGCGAAGGCGCTGGCGGAATTTGCGGCCGACACCGGTACCATCTCGCTCGACATGACGCTGCCTAAAGAGCGCGGCATGTACTCCTACAGCAAAGGAATCCTCTGATGGCAGATAACGACAGCGATGTTCAGGCGCAGCCGGTACCACCGAAGCCGCCCACGGGCGAGCTCGTCTCCTACCAGCAGCTTTACCTCACGCTGCTTGCATCCTGGCGCAACACGCTGGCATTCTCCGGACAGAAGAACCCGTCCACCATCTGGAGCTCGATGGTGCGCGACGACTCCTCGTCGATCATTTATTACCGCGAGCTGGAGGAGAAGGATGAGGACGTTTCCAACGCGCTCGATACCCTGAAGCTTTCCGTGCTGGAGCGCGATCGCAGCGTCACGCCGGCCGATGATTCCAGCCTGGCGCAGGAGATCGGGAAGTTTGTCGAAGGGCAATTCGCCGCCCTGCCTAACTTCCACGCCATCCTGGACACGCTGCTGGACGCGCCCGGCTATGGCTTTAGCGTGAGCGAGATGATCTTCGATGTAAGCGAGGGACAGGTTTCGCTGATCGATATTCACGATTGCCCGCAGGAGTTGTTTCTGTTTGGGCGCCGATTCCAGCCGCAGACCGGACCACTGCAGTTGCTCGATTCGCCATGGGCGATGGAAGGCACCGAGGTTCCGAAGGATAAGTTCGTGGTATTCACCTATCGCGGCCGCGCGCAGAATCGCATGGGCCGTCCACTGCTGCGCTCCGTCTTCTGGCCCTCGTGGTTCAAGCGCAACGTGCTATCGCTGTGGTTGCGGTATTGCCAGAACGGCCCGGGCACGGCCGTGGTCCGCTACCAGGACGGAGACAACGAGAGCGATCGCGAGAAGGCGGCAGCGCTGGCGCGCGCCATCATCGAAGAGCCTGCGGTTGCCGTGCCGATGAATTTCCAGGTGGAACTCGATCTACTGAAAGTCGCGCGCACACTTAATCCTGACGTGTATGAGCATCTCTACCAGATGATGCAGTATGCCATCGTCCGGCGCGTGCTGGGGCAGACGCTGACTTCCTTCGGCGGTGAGAGCGGCAAGGGAACGCAGGCGCTCGGCCAGGTGCACGAAGACACCATGGAGAAGCGCTCCATCGAGTTGTGCCGCGCGCTGGAGTGCGTGGTGAACCAGCAGATCGTGCGGCCGCTGGTGTTGTGGAACTACGGTCCCACGGCGCCGCTGCCGACATGGAATCTCGACACGGCCGAGGCTGAAGATGTGGCCCAGCGGGTGGTGGTCGATCGCACCGTGCAGCTGATGGGCAAGAAGATCACGGCCGGCTATGTTGCCGATCGCTACGAGATTCCGCTGGCGCCGGATGAAGATCCGGCGACGGTGCTGGTGGGCGCGGCCGGCCCGGCCAATCCCAACAACCTGAAGACGCCGGCCGGAACCCCCACGGACCCGGCCGAGCCCAACGCATCCTTCACCGAAGACGTTCCTCCGGAGATGAAGCACGATCATGCGGAGTTCGATCGGGTCTTTGGCGAGCTGCGCGATGAATCGGTTGGACTGCTGAAGAAAAGAACCAAAGAGATTGCGGACGCGCTTGCGGCCGGGCGTAGATGAGATGAGGCATCTTCCCACCGACGCGAACATCCAGCACCAGCTGGGCAATCTGCTGGCACGGCATCTTGCGGCCGCGAACTTGCTGGGCCGCGCCCAGGTGGTGCGCGAAGTCCACAGGCGTACAGGCAAACGCATCGCGGTCTCGACCAATGCACACCTGCGCGCGCACTTCGATGACAGTGGCGACGCGGCCATTGGCTTCTCCTTCAACGTGCCGAACGATGACGCCGCGAACTACATTGCCGGGTTGACGTCGGTCACCAGGCAAACCTTCGATGGGCTCACCGCGACGTATCAGTCGCAGGCGTTCACCCTGGCCGGAGTTGCGGACGTGCGGCTGATCGAGAAGATCAAGGACGCGCTTGCCGACACCATGAAAGCCGGTGGATCGAAGGATGACTTCGAAGCTGCGGTGAAGAAGCTGACCGACGATGCCGGAGTGGAAGAGCTGAACGCCTTCACGCTCGACACCGCATTCAACACGACGATGCAGAAAGCCTACTCACTCGGCCGCTTCGAGCAGATGCAGTCACCCGCGACCAGGGCGGTCCTCCCCTATTGGCAGTACTGGACGGTGGGCGACGACCGCGTGCGGCCGGAACATCGTGTGCTTCAGGGATTCACCGCGCGCGCCGACGATCCGGTGTGGCGCAAGATCTATCCGCCGAACGGATTCAACTGCCGCTGCTCCGTGGTCCCAATCCTAGATGACGAAGCGCCCGACGATGCCGACGATCCCGGGATGGAACGCCTGCCGCTGCTGGCAAAACTGCTGGTTCCACAGGCAGGCTTCGGCAAGGTTTTCGCCGTTTAACACGGCTTCCCCGTTTGCTCATCATGCCGCATCCCCATCGTGAAAGCATGGCTCCCGTATGGCGGTCAAGTACCTGGTTAGCGAAGACGGCGGACACCTCCCGTATACCGGCGACGATGGCAAGCCAGACCATCGGCTGATGGGTGCCGCGTGGGCTGCGCTGCATGGCGGCTATCGCGGGAAGCAGTACGACGGGCCCAACAAGCAGGCTGCGATCGGCAAACTGAAAGCTCTCTACAAGTCCGAGGGCATGGATACTCCTGACTCTTCCAATCACGGCGAAGGATTGCAGGACTGGTTT